TCATCGCCCTCGTCAGCACAATCCTCTGGGTGAGGAATACGAGAATGAGGGGCTTCTTTTCGTAAAGGATTACCCCACTCATCATACTTACCCCAAAATGGGTTAACGTGCCAAACATCATTACCTGTAGCGATATAAGCTCTATCAGGGTTTTGGGAACCAATCTCTCTAGCCTCAGCTCGATCCCAATCTTGGGGTGATGCGTAAATAAAATCACGATCTTCTTGTTCTTGTATGTACATTTTTCTTCCTTTCTAAAATTAATCTTACCTATATTATAGTAAAGCAAAACGACGATTACTATTACATTATACTGTTTTTACTCGTAAAAAAACCCCACCATTTTCATGGTGGGGCGAAAGGAACTGTTATGTCGTAAATAAAATGACTATGTCCAGAATCAACTGGACATAGTCGACCAAGCTATGCGTTTGCATATTCGATAGCTTTGTCTAATGCTTTGGCTTTCCTGTTTGCTCCAACGCCAAACCATGATGAATGAAGAGCATTACCAGGAGCTGACTGCTTTTTCTGATGATCTTCGTGATAAGTCACACCATTCAAAGCACCCCACCAAGTTCCCTTGGCTGACTTCATCGTAGCACCTGGACTTAGATCGATGTTTTGAAGGACCTGAGTCGCTGTAGCATTAAACTGCTCTTGCATAACGAATTCATCATCAGTAAGTGCTTTGGCTTTATCAACAAGTACGGAAGGTTGATACAACTCAGCAATATAATTAAGAACTGATTCTTGTTTATATTGACGAGATGCAAGGAACTCGGACTTTTCTTTGAAGTCGGTTATCGCTTGACTACTGAGACCAAGTGCTTCTTCTGCTGCAGCTCGGACATCTTCATCGAACTCTTTGACGTGGGGCATACGCAGTGCAGTACCCTCGCCTCGCAATGCCATAGTCAAGGTATTGTTACAAACAACTCGGATCGGTGTAAACTTAATCGTCATTGCTTTGCCTGCTTCGTGAGGCTGATTGATAAGGAGGTAGCCTTTAACTTCATCGCCACCAGCTAATTCGAAATCATCTTCGAGTTTGGCTAAACCCCAAATCTCTTTACCATCTCGTAAAGAACCAGCAGTCTCCATTTTCATATGACCTGCTTGAGTAAACTTAACGAAGAAGTCGAAGATATCTTTGTTTTGGATAGGTATGTATTTTTCGCCACACTGCGATAAAACTGAATTATCGCTATCCCTAACAATGAAGTGATGTCCACTAGCTTGGAGTAAACCGACATCACCAACGATCTGACCATTTTCGGTTGACCACTCAGGCTTATCTAATGTATAAGCTGGTCGTTTACTAACTGTCCAGTCAAGCTGTGCAGCTTTTTGCATTTGAGCTGGAGTAAGGGTATCAGAAACTTCTGTTCCTAACCCATGCCAAGGCTTTGCATTTGCATAAGCCATTGTTTCGATATTATGTGCCATTATTCTTCCTTTCTAAATTAATGGTTAATATTTAACTTACTACTATAATAAGAGATATAAAAAACGATTACTATAACAAAATAATGCTTTTACTGATTCAAAAAATAACGTATCGTTAAGTATCGTTTATTTCTCCCCTGTAAATGAGTGTAGAATCAAGGTTCCTCCATACTTGGTTCTACATCTTTTCTTTATGAAACTCTTTTAGATATTCAAGAGCCCATTGTCTAGTTGGTGCTTTTCCTTGTTTAGTAAAACCATCTAAGCTCCAACCCCATTCGGTATTAAGAGTACCAACATAATAAATGTCTCCAATCTTTTTGTTTTGAAAGAAGACTTCCCAATCAGAAACACCAGACCATTTCGCAAACTCTCTTTCTTTTTCGGTATTGTATCCTGTGTTTGGTCTCTTTAATAAATACTCCATCATACTTCTCGTGGCTCAGGTGAATCAACAATATTTCCTAAATTCATACCTGTTTGTCTTATATCAAGCCATTGTAATACGAGCTTATTATTATGGATCTTTTGAAGACGAGCAAGATCTGGGATAATTACACACATAGGATCATGCCAGTATTCTTCAGTTTGATCTGGGTAAGTGACTTTTAATAAAAATTTTGGTTTACCCATTTTGTTTCCCCTCTAATGTTTTTAATTTTTGCTGAGCTAAAGATAAAAGTTCATATGCCTCTCTTAATTTTAATTGTACATCACTAAGTTTGTTTTTAGTATCAACTAACTGAGCAGTTCTCTTTATGTACTTAGCCTCATAGTTTATTTCTTCACTCATCTAATTCATCCCCCTCTGGTTCTTTCCAAAACACAACAATATGAGCAATATTATCTTTTACTTTATCATAATGCTCAAATTGTTTTTTCAGATCACTTTTGTCTACATAACCCCAATTATCATGATCAAACATTTCTATACATGCTTCATCTAAGGTTTCAGAATGGAATCTACTCATAGTCCTACCTCCTTCTTCCATTTTTCGACTTGTTTTAATAAAGAGACAGCACATTCATACCGACCCTCACAAATACCCTAA